ATATCGCTATGGAATGTCCGTGAATAATATGAGGGTATCGAATGTTCATCATGAGACGTCGGTAGCCAGCTTGTTCTATATGCAGGAAACAGAACCGGAAACCTACGAGCGGTTAGTACATCGCATTCAGGGTATAGATATGGCTGGCAAAATGGGAAAGGCGGATTATTACGCTAATGAATTGCCCTTCATGTTTAATTCGTGGCGTGAATATAGAGACTATCTATTAGAACACCTGATTACTAACCCCGATTGGATTAAGTCGTTTCGTACATGGTTTAATCGTTTCGATGAAAGTTTTGGCGGCCAGACTCCCACAAGGATTTATATCGCTCAGATAGATTCAGTTCTAACTAATGACTGGGAGGGGGTAAAATTAGGTAACAGGTGGCGTGACCCTAGAAATTACGACCAGAGAAAGGAAAGGATACTAAATGCCGTTTAATGATCCTGTATCTAATGTTAAATGGGTTCCTATTGAGCAAGTCGAAGCTAATGATTACAATCCTAATATTGTGGCTAAAAATGAACTCCGGTTGCTTTATATTAGTATTTTACATGATGGTTATACCCAGCCGGTTGTTACGATTTATGATAAAGACCGCGATAAATACGTTATTATAGATGGTTTTCATCGATACCTCGTCATGAAATACCACGATGACATTAAGGCACGGACTAATGGCCTTCTACCAATAGTAGTGCTTGATAAAAATATCAATGATCGAATGGCTAGTACTATACGCCATAATCGAGCAAGAGGGAAACACAACATAGCGGGCATGGCTAATATTGTTTTTCGCATGCTTGACGGTGGTTGGAATGATGAAGCGATTTGTAGTGAAATCGGGCTAGAAACTGATGAGCTTATACGTCTGAAATATGTCACCGGATTCGCTAAGTTGTTTGAGAATACCGAGTATAAAAAATCATGGGAAACTAGACGGATGATACAACTGAAGCGGGATTATACCGCGCCCGGTTAATCAACTTGGTTTGGTCAATAGGATTCCCCATAGTCCAATAAGTATATCCTTCACATTGATACTGTATATATGGATGTCCCTTAAATATTACTACCTCGCCGTGTTCTCTGATAAACATAACGGCATCGCAGAATACATCATCACTGATGTCTTGTCGTAGTATGTACCAATGAGGATTTTGAGGCATAGTTTTAGCAAAAATCCATCTAGCTGAACCAATTAATTTTTTAAAATCTGACAATTCCATATATTACCTCCAACTATTAAAGCTTCCCAGAATTACATCACCATGTCAATAGGAAATAGCGATATACTTTTCACCGTCAAAGAGGCAGAGTTAATTAATGGCCAGAATACCGAAACCGACTAAAATAAAGATTCTTGAAGGTGAGCCAAATAAGAACCGCATCAACTATAACGAGCCGCAACCTGTCAAAAATACTACGCCTCCACGATTCCTAAATAAACTGGCTAAGTCGGAATGGAAACGCCTTGCCAAGGACCTTGAATCTCTCGATTTACTGAAGAACTTCGACCGGATGCACTTCGCGGAATACTGCCAGACCTCCGCCATGCTCATAGAGGTTGAGAACAAGCTCAATGTTTTAAGCGACACTGCCATTAAAAACGGCGGGGACGTATCTAATGCCTACTTACTCAAGACACAGGCCGGAAACGTTATAATATCGCCCTTGCTATCAGTAAGAAACCGCCTGATAGAACAACTTCATATGCTGGGTTGTGAATTTGGCATGACACCGGTCTCCCGCTCCCGGATTAATTCTACTCCCAAATCAAAAGAAGAAGACCCGATGGAAAAGCTGTTAAACGAGATTCCGTCCAGTGAGCAATAAATGACCACAGAGACATTAGTAAAAACCCATTTCAGTCCGGCCCGGGCCAATCATGCAATAGAGTTCATAGAGAATCTCGAACTTACCACCGGAGAGTGGAAGGGACTGAAATTTAAACTCCTGCCCTGGCAGAAGAAAATCATCTCAGATATATTCGGGACTCTGAGACCAAACGGTTACCGGCAGTATAACACGGTTTATATCGAGATTCCAAAAAAGAACGGGAAAGCTCTTGCACTTGACACACCATTGCCCACGCCTACTGGCTGGACAACAATGGGTGATATTAAAATTGGGGACACTTTATTTGACGAACAAGGGAAACAGTGCCATGTTACATTTGTAACTGAGATACAAAACAACCATCCCTGTTATGAGGTTATTCTTGAGGATGGCAGCCGTATTGTAGCCGATGAATCCCATTTATGGTTAACATCAACCTACAAACCCTGGTTAAAAACAAAATTACACACTACTAAAGAAATATCCGAAACTCTAGTCTATCAGAAAGGGCATAATCATAAAATAGCCAACCCCGAAGCTCTTGAATTACCTGATGCGGAATTACCGATAGACCCATACATTTTGGGTTATTGGTTGGGTGATGGCAGGAGTGATGATGCCGAATTCAGTATGGATGAGGCGGACTTTGATAATTTTGCCTCACAAATAGAAGTTGCCGGATATTATGTTGCCACTCCAAAAAAAGATTCTCGGCGCCTGAATACATTAGCTGTGCGTGTATCTTTATCTGCAGTTGGGGGGGCAAATAATAACGGGAAACCCACATTAAAAGGAGCATTAAGAAATTTAGGGTTATTGGATAATAAACATATCCCGGCTATGTATTTAAGGTCATCCCATAAACAGAGGTTAGCACTTTTACATGGATTAATGGACTCCGATGGCTATGTTTCAAAGGCCGGTCAATGTGAATTTACAACTACATCTGAGCGAATAAGAGATGGCATACTTGAATTATTACTGTCTCTTGGTTTTAAACGATCGTTAAAAATTGATACTGCGAGATTGTACGGCAAGGATTGCGGCTTAAAATATAGAATACAATTCTGGGCTTATCAAGGAAACCCTGTATTTAAACTCAATCGTAAATTAGAACGCCAAAAACCTCTACCTTTAAAAAACACCAGAAACGCTTTTAGAAAAATAATTGCTGTTAATCCGGTTGAATCAGTACCAGTTAAGTGTATTCAGGTTGATAGTCCTTCTCATTTATATCTGGCGGGTACTGGGATGGTTCCGACTCATAATACGGAGCTCGCCGCTGCTGTAGCTTTATATTTACTTTTCGGTGACAATGAACCTGGTGCCCAGGTCTACTGTGCAGCCGCCGATAAAGATCAGGCGGGACTTGTCTACGGTGCTGCCGCCCAAATGATAAGGACTTCCCCTGCATTACTAAAACGTTGCAAGGTCAATGACAGCCGTAAAAGAATCTGGTTACTCAATGACAATGCTTTCATGCAGACGCTATCGTCTGAGGTTAATACTAAACACGGCCTGAATGTCTCCGGGGTCGTAATCGATGAGTTGCACGCCCACCCTGACCGGAAATTATATGAGGTGCTGACAAAAGGCTCCGGCGATGCCCGCCGGCAACCAATGAACTTTATCATCACCACAGCCGGGATAGATCGTAATTCGGTTTGCTGGGAACTGCACGAGAAAGCCAGGGGAATCCTGAACGGTACATTAGAAGACCCGACATTCTATCCGGTGATTTTTGGTCCGCCCGACGATGAAGCCGGTACTGATTGGGATTGGACATTAGAGGAAAACTGGCTAAAAGTAAATCCCTCATTGGGTCATACAATCGCAATTGATAAAGTCCGTGATGCTTTTCGTGAAGCTCGGCGTAAAGTCGAAGAGGAAAATACATTTAAACAACTCCGCCTTAATATCTGGGTGAAGCAATCAATGCGGTGGATCAAACTCACGGACTGGGATAAATGCGTGGGAACAGTAAACCTAGAAGAGCTCAAAGGCAAAACCTGCTATTCCGCATTTGATCTGTCTTCGAGTATAGATTTAACCGCTCTGGCTCATGTTTTCCCGGTTGATGGCAAATACAAGGTTTTGATGCGTTTTTGGATTCCCGAAGGTGTTATAGACGAAAAGGAAAAGAAAGATAAAGTACCTTATCGCCGGTGGATACGTGAGGGATATATTCAAACGACACCGGGTAATTTGATAGATTACCAATTTATCCGGAAGCAACTAAACGATGACCGGGCAATTTTTGATATGCGCGAACTGGCCTATGACCGCTGGGGAACGGTTAAGCTCTTGACTGAGCTCCAAGACGATGGATTCGTAAATACAGAAAAAGAGGCCGGAGACGGCCACCCTTTATTAGTACCGTTTGGTCAGGGTTATGCCTCGATGTCCCCAGCGGCAAAGGGGTTTATTGATATCCTGCTGGGCGGATTTTTAGAACATGGTAATAATCCTGTGTTGAGGTGGAATGCCGATAACGCAGTAATTACTCAAGACCCGGCAGGGAATATTAAACCGGACAAATCCAAGGCCACACAGCGTATTGATGGTATAGTCGCTCTCGTGATGGCCACGGATAGAGCCATTAGGCACAATAACGAAAATGAACCCTCAATTTACGAAACTTCTGAAATCAAGGTATTCTAACCGGAGATTAAATTATGGGTTATAACGAATCCCTCGCTAATTGCCTGGAAGCTCATAAGTTGGCATCTGAGGCAAGAACGGCCAGTCCAAGTACGATAAAGCGGATATTATCCGGTGAATCCTGCGGAAGTTCCAGCTCCGGCGTTTCAGTTACTCCCGAATCTTCAATGCGAGCATCGGCAGTCTGGGCTTGTGTTAGGGTGTTATCTACGAGTCTGGCTGCGTTACCTCTCCATGTTTATCAGGATAAACCAAGCGGCGGCCGTTTATTGGCTAAAGATCAAGCAATTTATGATATTTTACACCGGACGCCAAATACCGAAATGACCTCATTCACATTCCGCCAATTACAAATGGCTCATTTATGTTTATACGGCAATGCTTACGCTGAAATCGCCTTTAATAATTTTGGGGATGTCACCGGTTTATGGCCCATCCCCGCCTGGTGCTGTGAACCGATGCGTTCACCTTCAGGAGAATTATATTACCGAATTATCATACCAGGCACCGGCCAGCAGAAGAACCTCCCCGCGTATAAAGTCCTGCACGTTATGGGGCTTGGCACTGACGGCATGAAAGGTCTATCCCCTATCCGGCTGCATGCCGAAACTATCGGAGTATCATTAGCCGCGACTCAATTCGGAGCTCTCTTCTTTGGTCAGGGGGCTAATGTCGGCGGTATAGTAGAGCATCCTGGGCATCTAACAGTAGAGGGCAGTCAGAAACTACGCGGGCAATTAAATGAAAAATATGGCGGATTGGGCAAAGCTCATCGATTGATGTTGCTTGAAGAGGGCATGAAATATACAAAAGTCGGCATACCCCCGGAAGAAGCTCAATTTATAGAGACGCTTCAGTTTCACATTGAGGATATCGCCAGGATCTATGGCGTGCAACTCCATAAAATAGGGCATCTACTCCGAGCTACCAATAACAATATCGAGCATCAGGGAATTGAGTTTGTCACGGACACAATGCTGCCCTGGGCGGTCAACTGGGAAATGGAATATGACCGCAAAGTATGCCGCAATGGTCTATATACTAAACACTCACTTGAAGGTCTATTACGTGGTGATTCGGCGGCGAGAGCTGCGCTATATACCGCACTTTTCTATCTCAGTTCTATTTCCCCGAATGAGATAAGAGAAAAAGAGGAAATGAACCCCATTGAAGCCGGTGATCGTTATTTCGTACAGGCCAATTTGGTGCCCGCCGATAAGATAGATTCTTATATCAATAAAAACACCGGTTCAGTTCCAGCCAGGAATCTTTTATCGGAATCCATTAAGAAGATTGCCGAAAGAGATAAAGAGAATTTGCTGAAGGCGTATCAAAAAGACCCCGCCGGTATTGAAAAGTGGGCAGAGGCCTATTTCAGGGAATTCCCCGGATATATCGAGAAGCAAATAACCCCGCTATTGGGGAATGGAGAATAGTATGGAAGCCGAAATTGAACGCAGAAATATTGAACTAATCGAATTCAGGTTGGTGGAAGATGAAAACAAAAAACCAAAGATTGAAGGTCACGCCGCAGTCTTTAATAAATTATCAGAGCCAATGTGGGGTTTTCGAGAGAAGATTTCCCCAGGTGCTTTTAAAAACAGCATTGCCAGCGATGACGTGCGGGCATTATTCAACCACGATCCTAATTATGTCCTCGGTAGAAATAAGGCAAAAACATTAACACTTGAAGAGGATGAAAAAGGGCTTTTTATTAAAATTGATCCCCCCGATGCTCAATGGGCTAGGGACCTGCAGGAATCAATCCGTCGCGGGGATATCTCGCAGATGTCCTTCGGGTTCGTAACGATAAAGGATAGTTGGGAATACAAAAAAGAGGGCAAAGGGGAAACAATCCGGACACTGGAAGAGGTCAAGCTCTACGACGTGTCCCCAGTGACATATCCCGCCTATCCTTCTACAACTGTAAAAGTACGTGATTATCTATCGGCAATGAAAGAAGCTGAAGGAAAAACAGACGGACTGCGGCCTCCTGAAAAGGTCGACAAGGAAAGGCTGGAACTCTATAAGCGGAAAATCGATATTGCCGAGAAGTAAATAAAAAATATTAGTGAGGTTATAAAAATGGTAAACATTGAACTCATCAAGCAGAAAAAGGGCGGGCTGGTAAAAGAAGCCCGGTCACTCACCGCTCTCGCGGAAAAAGAAAACCGCAACATGTCCCAGGAAGAGAAGACCAAAATTGACGGTCTGCTCAAAGACATCGAAGGGCTGGATGCCGATATTGTCCGCGAAGAACGGCTACAGCAAATCGAAATGGCGCGCAATCCGGTCACTCTGCATGTGGAAGACCGCAAGAAAGAGAAAAGGTCGGCCTTTTTCAAGGCAATTCGCCATGGCCTGTCAACTCTCAATCTGGAAGAGCGTGCCCTGGTAGAGGATACCAATGGACTCCTGATGATACCCGAGGATCTGGAGGCAGAAATCTACCGTGCCACCCCTGGATACACGATCATCCGCCAGTTAGCCAACGTCCGACAGACAACCCGCGACAAAGTCGCTCGCCGATCAATCACCGATGTCTCTATGGGCTGGGGTAAACTGGAAACGGGATCACTGCCTACCGAGACAACCCCGACTATCTCAAAGGATTACATCTATGTCGAGGACCTGACCGGACTGGTTAAAATCGGCAGAGATGAACTGATGGACTCCGATGACATTCTGGCGGGTGTAATCGCTGATGCCATGGCCCAGAAAAAAGCGGAGACTGAGGACGCGGCATTCCTGGTGGGTCGCGGTCATACATATCAAGAACCGGACGGGGTAACCCTGGATACCACCGTTATTTCCACCTATACCGATCTGGACACAGCGGACACAATGGTGCCCGATGATCTGATCGACCTGAAATATGCCCTTCCGGCCGTATATAAAAACGGTGCCTCATTCATGCTTCACCCTACCACTGAAGGGCAGGTCCGGAAGGTGAAGGCAAGCTCCAATTACCTGTGGGTTAATCCTACCGGTGGAGTTGCCGGAGCTGCACCAACAACCTTCGACGGCTATCCGATGTATAACCATAGCAGCATGATCGTACCAGCCAGCGATAACACCGACCGCTCAATTGTCGGTCTGTTCGGTAACTGGAAACGTGGTTATACCATTGTGGATCGCCAAGGTATGACCGTCCAGCGTCTGGACGAACTGTACGCTGAGAGCGGCCTGGTTGGGTTCCTGTTCTACTTCCGTGTCGGCGGCGGCGTTGTACGCCCCGATGCCTTCCGTGCCCTGGACAACAACACCTAAAAGTAAATAAGGGGCGGCCAATCACCGCCCCGCAAAATAAAGAAAAAGAGGTAAATAAATAAAATGGTTACTGCGTTTACAGCAAAATCAAAATATAAGGGCTATATGCCCTCCATCGGCGAGGTGGAGTTTGAATTACCCGGGGGTACTCCCTATGCCGTCGATACTGTCCAGAAATACCCAATTGGTACCATTATTCGGCGTGGTGGGCGTACATTCATTTATGCCAAAGCCGGAGGTGACTGTCATACCGAATGGGGGGCTTATAAATCAAAGAAAACCAATACCAATGCTGTGGCTCCCACTCAGGCAACTGCCACAGAACAAGCCGCTGCCTATTCTGGTGAGACATTGGCAGCTGGGGCAGCCGGAAGTTGCTATGTTACCGTGACGATTGATACTGAAATCGGCGTTTTGACCACCGGCGTCTTATCTGAAAATGAGCTGGCCGGTGGCTATATCGTCATTGGTAATGGTTCCGCCCAGCATCCCCAGAACCGCATGATTGTCAGCCATCCCGCACTTGCTACAACCGGCGGATCGTTAACCCTGAAACTCGATTCACCTCTTGAGAGGGCTGTCACAGCCGCGACCACCAATATCGAATTGATGGAAAACCCTTTTAATGGGGTTAAAGCTGATGGCTCCGGAGGAGATTATGTAACTTTCCTCGGAATGCCGACTGTCGAGGCTGTAAGTGGAGAATTCTTCTGGATTCAGACATGGGGAGCCTGTTGGATTACCAGTAACAGCGTTACCTGTGATTCTGCCAGAGACCGCACTATCGTCTGGGTTGGCAACGGCAGCGTTGAATCCAGTAACGATGAAACTCTGGAAAGCGGCTTCCAGATGGCCGGTGTCGCATTGGATGACAGCAGCGACGGTTCCAGTAATGCGCCTTTCGTCCTACTCCAGATCATCCCATAACCAATAATTCTCGACTGCAATTCAGGGCACCAGCTATCCGGTTGGTGCCCTGCCTGGAGTTTAGAATAATCCGGAGTAAATAATCATGGCATTAAAACTTAAAACCGCTCCCACACTTGAACCGATCAGTAAAACGGAAGCGAAACTGCACCTTAAACTCGACAGTGAGTCCTTCGCTGACAACATTGTTATAAATCAAAGCATTACCCCTGGTGACCATGTTATCGCAGCCTCTTATTCGCTGGTTGGTACAGCTATTAATGTTCTTGGTAAAAATGTTGTCGTCAATCTCAACTCAGGGGCTAACGGGACCGGCGGTACGGTAGACGTTAAACTACAGGACTCGGACGACGGTACGACCTATACCGACGTGGCCAACGGGGCATTTACTCAGGTTACCGAGTCAAACGACAATGCAGTTCAGGAAAAGACGTATACCGGCGGCAAGCACTATTTAAAAGCCGTTGCTACTGTCGGCGTTGCTACCTGTGATTTCGGAGTTGATATTATAGTGTCCGACTCCGATACCACGGAAGATAACGAGTTGGACATCATCATCGGGACTGCCCGCGAGTACTGCGAGGGATTCCAAAATAGAGCCTACCTTGAGCAGACCTGGGAGCTGTGGTTAGATGAGTTCCCGGAGGACGATTACATCAAGCTGCCCCTACCGCCTCTTTACTGCCCGGCCATAACTGCCGGGGCATTTGTTACCGGCGTCACTTACCGGATTCTCTCTATCGGGACGACCGATTTCACTCTGATAGGAGCTGCGGCAAATACTGTCGGCGTGGTCTTTACCGCGACCGGGGCCGGGACAGGGACAGGGACCGCCACCGCCTCCGTGATCATCTCCTATTACGGCACCGACAATACAGTTTATTACATGGATGCGGGCGACTATACGATTGACGATAAGGACCAGTTCGAGCCAAAGGTGTTTTTGAATTATGGCGAGAGCTGGCCCAGCACCACACTCAGACCGCACAACGGCGTCTGTGTGACCTTTATCGCCGGTTACGGAGCAACAGCCAGTTCGGTGCCTTTAAAGGTAAAACAGGCCATGCTGCTGCTGATCGGACATCTTTATGAGCACCGGGAGGCAGTAACCGACAAACAATTAACTAACGCGCCGCTGGCCGTTGATTCGCTGCTCTGGCAGGAGCGTGTTCTCTGATGGTTAGAGCAGGAGATTTAAGGCAACGCCTAATTATTCAGATAGCCTCAAAAGCTAAGGACGCCGGTGATGCCTGGGTTAAGACGTGGACGACATGGGCCACCGTTTGGGCTGATATTATACCCGACACCGGCAACACTCAATATTCCGCTTCTCAACTCAACTCCGAAGCAAACGGCAAAATAAGGATCCGCTGGCGATATGGCGTCAAGCCGACTATGCGGGGTTCTTATCAAGGCCATATTTACGAGTTTCTATCTATCATCGAGCCGCAAAAAGCTCATGACGATCTGGTGATAATTTACCGGGAGAAATTGGACTAATGGAAGAGATCATCGGTATGGAAGAGCTGGAGAACAACATCGAGAAGGTTAAGGCGCAGCTTACCGCCGACCAGATCGAACCGGTACTGCTGCAGGGGGCCAATATTATTGCCCAGGCTGCCATTAATAACGCCCCGACAGGTCCGACCGGCAATTTGAAACGCGGTATCATCGCCAAGACCCTGACAAGGACCAGCGATCAACCGGCTCCGGCCATCGCTGCCATCGATTACCGTATCGCCCCGCATGCGCACCTGGTAGAGTTTGGTCATTTTCAAACCAAAAAAAAAGGCGGTCCGGCAGTTAAATATGTCGCTCCTCATCCCTTCTTCCGCCCTGCATGGGACACGAATAAAGAGGCAGTCTGTGAGGCCATTACCGACGAATTAAAAAACATGATTGAGGGAGCACCGGATTAATGTTTATCCAGCAGGCACTTGAAAAAGAACTGAAACTGGCCGCGGCGGTTACTGCGCTGGCGGGCGAGCGTATCTATTATGCCGGTAATGTCCCTCAGGAAGTGGCATATCCTTATATTGTTCTGCAAAAGATATCCGATGTACCGGATAAGCACAGCTTCGATGCCGCCTCAGAAGCATCAGTTGCCCGGATACAGATATCGATATTTTCCGACAACTATTACACATGTCAACAGATCGCCGATGCGGTCAAAGCTGCCATCAACGGCTTCAAGGGAACGATGGGCGGCGGTGCGGGTGTGGCAGTAGGCGGCTGCTTCCTGGAAAGTGACAATGATCTGCCGCCCGAAGATAAGCTGGCACCCTACGGCATAGCCGCGGATTACATTTTGCATTATTAAACTGGAGGTATAAAACCATGGCTACAGGTAATACTCAGGTTGGTTATGGAACTACATTAAAATGGAACTCGTATACAGTTGCCAAACTGACCAAAATCGGCGGCGCGAGTTTCAAAACCCAGGAGGTGGATATTGCCACCCTCGATGCAGCGAACAGGGCATTAGTCACCAAACCCGGAATGATAAAATATCAACCTATACCGGTCGAGGGTGTACTGGCAACGGACGATACGACCGGTCAAATGGCATTATACACAGATGGTCAAGCAGCAACATCCAGGACGTTTATAATCACCCTCCCGACAACTTTAGGCACGGTTACGGTGACCGGTACCGCTTTTCTCTCCGAGGTGGGATTGGGTGATATTACGCCGGAGGGATATATCACGATCAAGTTCAATATAACCCCGACCGGCGCATGGACATGGTCGTCTGCTGCTTAAATATTTCGTACGGAATAATTGAGGGAGATAATGAATTTATTTTTCTGGAAGAAGCGTAAAGAGGTAACGGGAATTCCGGGCATTGAAGGGCGGCCGCTGAAATTAACCTGGCAGGCCATCAGTGAATTTCAGGAATTAACCGGTACCGATATCCTGCAAATAGGTGATATCAGAAAACTTACGCCGAAGGAGACCTATATACTCATCTGGAAATGCCTTACCCGGGATGATCCCGCACTAACATTTACTGATGTTTCGGCAATGATAGAGCGGGCGGATATGCAGGCATTGTGGAAATCTCTTATAGACTGCATTAATGAATCTCTTCCGGAGGTGAAAGGCGAAACCGTCCCTTTAGCAGTAACCCAGAGCCAACCGACTGGGCCTTCCTCTGGTCCTTTGCCGTCTACAACCTCAAAATCTCCGAAGTGTCTTTCTTGGCATTAACACCCCGTGAATTTCAGGCATTGGTAGACCGCTATAAAGACGAACAGGACTGGTTAAATTACAGGTCAGCCCTGATTGCCTCAATAATAGCCAGTGCCTCGACCGGCAAGGAATTCCAGCCGAAAGAGTTCATGCCGGATAATTTCAAGGAATCAACTGTAATCCAGACATCCGACCAAATGGCCGCACAACTGAAGGCGATCACACTACTCACGGGCGGCAAAGTGGAGACAAAACATGTCTAAAATGGGCGAACTCTCTGTATTAATCCGAGGCAATAACCAGCTCACACCGGAACTCAACACCGTTAATGCCTCGTTGAAGTCGTTTAGCAGTACGCATAAGAGCACGACCGACATAACCGAATATAACACCAAACTTTCAAACCGTTCCTTTAGTCAGATGAAATCCGCCGTCCGGGAGCTGGCTAATGGCGTCGGTTTTCTCGGTTCGACTTTTATCGGCCTCGGCTCATCGATGGAGAAATCGACCAACAAGACGACTCAAAACATCGGGCAAATGGTATTAATGGCCGGTACCATCATGACGGCGGTGGCCAGCTCGGTGCAGTTTGTTTCGGCTATTTCAAAAATGGTCTCCGCTCTGAATAAACTGCGCAGTGCCCAGATACTTGCTCAGGCGTTTTCCGGGCCGGGCGGTTGGGGCATGCTGGCAGTCGGCGGATTGGTGGCAGGCGGTACGATAGCCACGGTCAGTGCTATTTCCAAGGCCTCGAGTGAAAAGACCACCTCCACGGCGGGAAATAGTGTCACCGTAAATGTTGCCGGTAGCGTGGTTACTGAAAAGAAATTAACCGAGGTTGTGCGCCAGGGAATTGTTACCGGGCAGAGTCGAAACTATACGAGCGGGATTAAATGAAGAAAATTCTATCTAACATCTCGACCATACTGCTATTTATCATCTTCTTTATTCCCACATTGCTCGCTATGGCGTTTAACCATAAATTCCGGGGGCGCATCTTAGGTATGCAGCCGGAGAAGGTTCACTATCTCGAAAATTGCGAAGTCGTTTTGAAATCAGGCAATAATACACGGAGGCTCAAATGAATATCTTAGACCAAATTAAAACTGCGGTGGCTCTGGTAGAGTTAAAATCAATCCGGAAACATGATGCCCTACTGGTGCTGGAGGATAAAAGGACAGGCAGGCGCCGCCTCATCTGGGGCCGGAATATCGTAACGACCGCCGGTAATACCTGGTATGCCCAGAAGGCTTGTGGCCAGACGCCCACAAACGCCTTTACCAGCCTATATCTGGCAACGGCGGGCCCGTCCACTCCCGCGGTTGGCGATGATTATGATGATTTTACTGTACAATCCGGATCTGAAAAAGCGGTCACCTCCGGCTATCCCAAGGTACCTGATACCGACTCGGATAATACCGGGCTCGGGGCAACGGTGGTAAGCTGGAAGTTCGAATACGCCACCAGTGACGGCCCGTTCGCAACCGCTATCACCCATTCATTTATATCAATTGCCTCCGCCACTACCGGCAGCCCCATTCTCAACTCGTATAAATGGAGCAGCAGCTGGACGAAGGATGTCAGCACCTCGGCTAAGGTATTCGCAAATCACACTGTTCTGGGGAGTTAATTAATGGCTCAGACATTCCATCCGGTAACGCCTGTTGAATGCACACCCGGTTCAGCTTCGGCGTGGACTGATGTCGACCTTGATTCTTATGTGTCCGGTCTTGGCAGTGATGTCACTGGCGTACTATTACACTTCGCTAATAATAATAGCAGCAGTGATTATTATGCCGGAATGCGTAAAAACGGCAGCACCGACGATAGACGCAATAAGTACCTCCCTGCTTACAGACATTGCATGGGGGCAATAGGTGTTGATAGTAATCACATTTTTGAAATATATGTTAGTGACATAGCTTATATTGATGTTTATATAGTCGGTTATACAACGACAGGTGTAACGTTTTTTGATAATGGTTATGATAAATCACTTTCAGCAACCGGAGCCTGGACTGACGTTGACTGCGCGAGTGTCGCCCCCAATGCCATAGGTTTAATTTTTGAAGTGATTTCCTCATCAACCACAAATTATAGTTTTGGTATGCGTAAAAACGGCAGCACCGATAATCGAACTAATAGTATATCCTTTCGCACCGTAGTAGGATTTATCGTTGGCTGTGATACGTCGCAGATTTGCGAGGGTTATATAGGTAATGCAGTAATTGATTTTTATCTGGTTGGGTATATTACTGATGGAGCTGTTTTTAATACAAATGCAACCGATATATCCATGTCCACTACCGGTAGTTATGCCGATCTAACAGCGTTACCTGCTGGGGCAAAAATGGGATTTGTAGAGGTTATCGGGTCTTCATATTATAATTGGGCTTTACGTAATAAGGGTGACTCTGAGGATTTATATTACAGAGTTTTTTACCATTCTTTTGCGATCGTTGGTTGTGATAGCAGTGGAGTAATGGAAGGCAAAATTAGCAATACTGGCTGCGATTACTTTGTCGTAGGTTATGCGATCGGAGCGACATCTATAACAGAAATCATGAATGAGGCCATCGGTGTCACTGAATCGCATGTCAAGCGCAGTTATTCTAACCGCCTCATGGCCGAAACTGTAGGTATCTCTGAGGGCTTTGTCAAACGTGGATATATCAATCAAATCATTAACGAGACTATAGGGGTAACGGAATCATTTTTACTAGACAGTTATACCATCCTTGTAAAACTGATGAATGAGACTATTTCCGTCCTTGATTCTATGACTCGCCGGGCGGTCTTCGTGAAAGTCTTTAATGAAACCCTCTCCGTTCTCGATTCGGTTTATGTCTGGAAGATCAAGAATATTTTTGTCTACCTGAAAACCAGAAGCCGGTCTGTGTATCTATCTGTTTACTCAAAGACCGCCAACCTCAAATTCCGCAGTAAAAATATTAATTTGCAGGAAAAATAAATGGCTACGATAACGACAAATCTTAAAATCAGCCAGAACGATTACGGCAAGCCGATCACGTTCACCCTCTATGAATCGGACGGCACGACCGCTAGAAATCTAACCGGCTATACGGCGACCTTCAAGGTCTGGACGCCAGGGAGCCCCACTAGTGTGATTTTAAGCGGCGTCTGTACGGTCGACAGTGAGGCTGGGGGAATTTGTCATTATCAACCTGTAGCTGGTGATTTCCCAACGGTCGGACTATATAATGCCGAGATCGAACTGACAGCGAGCGGTGTCGTAGATAGTATAATTCCATTCACTCTGGAAGTCCAGGAGAGCGCATAGATGACTATAATTGCCAACTGGTCACATATTAATACCCTTAACGCCAGTAACGGCTATTACAGAGAGCGGTGGACGATATACGCAAGCGGTCGTTACTGGGTTGTTTATATTTATGACGGTAGCACGTATGTGATAAGCTCAACCGATGGCATCAACTGGGGTTCGCCGGTGCTAATCACAGCCAATTCGGTTGATGATGTGGCTTTTCGCGGTGCATATATAGGTTATATCAGGCATCCAGACCTACAGAATTATACCTGGCGGATAGGCGGTCTTAATTCAGGTGGTACAATAACCTGGCAGGCGAACGAACAAACATATAGTGGTATCAACTGGCTATCCAGTTCCCTTTGTGCTTTTGATGACAGCTATAATTTGCAAATCCTGTACGGAGACAAAATAGGCACATGGACTGATGGAGAATACCGTTCTACTAAGGGCTTTTACGCGATTGTCGGCAATGCCCCTTCTTGGTTTACTCATACGAGTGCTAGTAACTTATCTGACTATCTGGAACTAATTATACCCCTGGCTACCGGTGAAAATTATTATACGTATCATCAGGCTAATGTGCTGTGGGGAAGATTGGGTTCGACCGAGGATTCAATAGAATCTGATAACACGTCAAATTATAGTGCAATATCAGATTTAAACAGTAATATTTACCTCGCTTATTCCCGGACTTCAGGTAATAATTTTTATATTCGTGATTATGCGACTGGCGTTTGGACAAGCTCTCTGATCCCTGGCACCAGTAGCACGGATTATATTAAACTGACGTTTAATGAAACCGATAATACCCTCTGGGCCTTAAGATATTCAGGCGGCGTTTTATATTACGCCACCTATGACATTGCGACAGCAACGTGGGGGTCTTGGACTGAGGTATCAGGGTATTTGGGCAATTTATGCTGCTTGATGCAGAATGAACGATTAATCATGACCTATGCGGATAGTAACGGTGTATATGCTCTGACCATGACCTCTGCATCGATTACGACCCTTCCCGCCACCGCCATCAAATTTACTCAGGCAACACTTAACGGAGAGCTGACCGGCGAGTCGGGAGAGGTCTATTTCGAGTGGGGCTTAACTAACAGCTACGGCAATACCACCGGCTCAATGACTATCAGTCCCGGCCTTTTCGTCTCGACTAACACCGGACTGACCAGGAATACACTTTATCATTTCAGGGCGGTTGCTGTCGTAAATGGCACTACTCTCTATGGCTCTGATCTGACCTTTAGCACCTGCGATGTCATTGTCGAGATGGCTTTCGGTTATCCCGTCTTCTCCGATCCCGAAGCATCTCCCAGCATCTGGACGGACGTGAGTAGTGAGTTGATGGGACTGGATACCGATCGCGGACGGATGCACGAACTCGACCGGATCGAGGCCGGTACCGCCGTTATCAAGATGAACAACGAGTCCGGGAACTGGTGGAGAAATAACACCGCCGGGGCTTATTACGGCACCAGCGGCAATGTGAAGCCCCTTACCCTTACCAGAGTCAAAGCGGCATATAACGGCACCACATATCCGCTATTTTACGGCTATATTGAGAAGACCCCCCCGAGCTGGCTGCTTGACGGCGGCTATGTGCCGGTTGTCGAAATTCAACTCGTGGATTTCTTTAAGAGCTTTGCGAGGTATAGTTTTACGATTACCTCGGCGAGAACTGCTGAATTATCGGGTCTTCGCTTTTCTTGGATACTCGATCAGCTCGCTATAAAGGCCGGGCTTGCCAATTGGCCTGCTAATTTAAAAGATATTACCGCCGGTACAGGAATAGTAGAAGTTGCTGAACTGGCAGCCGGTACTTATAATGTCCTGGAGCAGCTCCAACTTACCGCCGAGGCCGAGGGCGGGCTTGTGATGATAGCACCTGATGGGAAGGTTACATTTCAAGACCAGACGGCTCGATATACGGTTACGGAGTTTAAATCCGTACAATCTACCTTTAGCGATGATGGCTCTGATGAGCCGTATATTTTACCCAAATTATCTGATGACGACAGTTTTATCTATAATAATGCCCATATCAAAGGTGATGCAGTTGACCAATCCCTTGCCAGCACAGCACAGGAAACTCAAGGGCCGCGACTCTGGGAGAAAACAGACTCTCTAATAAATAACACTGATGACGCGTTCGATCAGTGTTATGTCATTGTCGGTCGATATTCCGACTCGATATTCCGCTGCGAGTCATTATTAATCGATCCCGAAGCCGACCCAGTCAACCTGTACCCGATAATATTCGGGTATGACATTTCCTACCGCATCAACCTTGAACTCAACAGCACCCGCAACCCGGCCATGCTGGATCAGGACTATCATATTGAGGGCATCAAGCTGCACTGGACGATGGAAGAGGACTGGACGTGCGAATGGCAGCTGTGGGACGTGAATAAGTACCGGATATTAAGAATTGCTCATGAGGGTTGGGTTAAGAATGAGGGAGCGGCTTATAACACGGTCCAGGCGGCAGCCACGGGCGTTGATTCTTTAAATGATAATAACATTGCCGCCGGTCAGGAATATGCCTCTGGACCTCTTTATACTATCTGGCGGGGTTACGGTCAGTGGGATGCTTCCGGTGTTACCGGAAGTCCGACAGTAGCAGAAGCGTGGGTAGCGGTGCATGATGATTCTGCACTTGTGGTGTCTCGAGATTTTAAGATTGTTATTGTCCCTGGAGGTGTTTCTTACCCTCTGGATGATGACAGTTATGGTGACTTGGGATCACAAACAACTAATCTGGGAGAGCTGGATATTCTTACTACTACTCCAGCCGGTTGGCACTTCATACCGTTAAATGCAACCGGTATCGCTTATTTGAATGTCGGCGGCACTATCGAACTTGGTTTCCGCACGGATAAAGATATTGCAGCCTCCGCTCCAACTGGTGCCGAGGAAATGCTGGTTATGCAGGGATCAGGACTAACTGAGGATAGCAAAGCTAGGCTGATATTGAGGTTCGCTTAGTTTACGAAAATAGAGGTTATCATCTCAGCTTTTGCATCAGCCAGCCATGTTGATTTTGGGTAATTAGGCGATACTGTTCCGATTATTGCAGTATTCGGTGGGATGCCGACCATTTTTGTCCCAACCTGAATATCAAGTCTTAAATAACCAGGCTGCTGTTTTTCATCAATTTTAATGATAAATGAGGCTATTCCTTTTTCATCTGACATTATACCTGCATTTGTGGCTGTAAAATTAGTTAGGCAATATTTATTCGGTTCGGTCTGAATCGTAATCTTGTCCTCATCCCCGGGCCAAACCGGATTAGTCATCGAGACTATCTTTAGGGGTATATCGGATTTAACAAGTTTCTGAGGTGGCAATTCGTTACCGGTGACTGTTGCATTAATGACAGTTTCCCCGGAAGATGAACTCACTCCCGCCGCCTCTGCTTTATTTCCACACCCCACAACCGGCGAAAATAATAATATCGAAAGGGTAACTAAAACAATTATTAACTTTTTCATTTTCAAAACCTCTTCGCTTAAATATCAAAACGTTTTTTCACGTCATCATCGGAATAATTTCTTTTATAATTTTCTTTTCTATATCTTTCTTCTTCGGTCAATTTATCCAGACCGGCTAATATTAATGTGGATAATATACCGAAAAAGAATGCGAAAGCAACCCAGCCGCCGCTGCTCCGGTTTTTACTTTCAGCCAGTCGGTGGCATAGAAACATATTAGCTATCCAGGTAGCTATTCCGTATATAATTCCGAATATTAACCAAAAATCCATGGCCATTATCCCCCTTGAATCTTAATTAAAAGGCTCTTATTGTCTTTTGTCAATAGTACGTTGGTTTAAAGGTAAATTATGGATAAAAACGCTCTATATCATTATCTGAACAACAAAGGATACAAAAACACCAATGATGTCGGGGTAGCTTCCGGCGTGGCTGCCCTGGACGCCAATACTCAACTGCCGACTGACTACGGTCAGCATATGCTCTACGACGGCGGGGTAATCGGTATTACCGAGGCCGGAGACGATCCGGCAATTATTTATGATGGAGGCGCGATCTAATGTCTACCACGATTCAGACCAAGCGGGGTTCGACTGCTTCATGCGACGGCATTACGCCGGCAGCGGGCGAACCCGTATTTGATACGACTCTGAAGCAGTTGCGCATCGGCGACGGTTCTACGGCAGGCGGCAATAAGGCGGCTATGGAGAGCGTAGGCATCAGCCGGACTTTCCTGGTTAATAACTTTGTTTGCCCGGCACCCGGTACCGATTGGACACCGCAGGTTGAGGGCGTAAAACTGGCAGCCAATCTGTCAACCAAGAAGTGCTGGCTGCCGATCCCTTTAAAGATAGGCGACATCATCACCGGCTATAAGATCATCGGCGATATGGTAAAAGTGGCTGGTGATACAGTGACATTTGATTGCAAGTTAGTCCGGGTGAATAAAGCAGACCCGATCACCACGACCGACATTACCAACGGTGCCATCACACAGGTAGCGGCAGACGGAAACTTCGACAGCGAAGCCACTCCGGACGATGAAACGGCAGCCACGGACAAACAATACTGCCTGGAGTTGAATGGCAGTACCAGTAACGTGAGTACAACCGAGCAGATCATTGTTACCGGTGCCGAAATAACAATAACGAGTTTACCGTAATAGGAGGTTTATATTATGGATTACATCAAACAGTTTCTTACCCTGGTGGACGGCGTCAAGATCACCACGCTGGCAATCCTCATCATTGCCGACTTTATCCTGGGGGTTATCGTGGCTATCAAGGGCGGTACGTTTAAGATCAGTAAAATAGCTAACTTCTTGAATACATCCGTTCTGGCC